ATGACATCCTCGGTTGGGCGGCCACCAGTATCAGCTTCGCTTTGCTGATTGACGGCAGCGTGCATACTCTGACAGGCGTCAGCTTCGACAAGATCCCAGACAAGCCCTACCAGGCGGCCGGTCAGAAGATTACGTGGAAGCTCATGGCCGCGTCTATCACCTCGGTGTAAGGAGGCTTTATAGTGAGCGCCATCGGCTCCACGCTCAGTGCTGTCTTTGCCAGTCACACCGGGGCCACGTATTCGTTTAAGGCGCTGACCGGAGTACTGCGTAATAAGGTTCTGGGCGTCACAATTCCCTTCACTGGGAAGAACCTAGGACTAGGCGGCATCACTATACGCATGGCGGTGCCGCGTACTGTGCACGAGACAGGCGTCGATGGCGCGGTGATTCCGCTGTACGTGGCGGGCGACAACGGCGAGGTAGAAATTGAGGTGCAGCAGTCTAGCGCTTTGAACTCCAGTCTGCTGTCCCTCTACAATCGACTGCTGATGGCCGCGCAGGGCGGAGACTACACTGGGTGGGCTGCCACCAGTATCCTGTTCACGTTCGGCCCTGACGGTAGTCAGCACTATTTGACTGGACTTAGCTTTGAAAAGTTTCCAGACAAGCCGTATGCAGCTGCCGGGCAACGGGTTTCTTGGAAGATGATTGCAGCAAATATCAACAGCATTGGATAGGGCAACAAGGAGGCCCTTCACTCATGGCACAACCACGTACAAAGCAGGTAGACCTCAAGGGCCGTAAGTTTGAGCTGCGACGTCTTTCACCCGAAGTAGGCACGTTCATCCTCATGCGTATGATGGGCGTACAGATGCGAAGTGAGGCGGCACAGGAAGAGCGCGCGCCTGCAAAGCCCGCCGTGAAACCGCCCGAAATTAGCGGTGAAGCACGTGTCCGAGCGCTTAGCTTTATCGTGTTCTCCGGCGCTATTAGCTTTGAGGATTTTAAGTTTATTCAAAACGCTTGCATGCACTGTGTCTCGATTGTGAAAGTGGCCGAGGGCGAGGCCTTCCCCATGCCGATTATGAGCGACGCCGGCGAGTGGACAAAGGATGGACAGGCTGTAGTGGACGACGTGCAACTGCTGATGAACCTAACTACAGAAACTCTAGTACTCTCATATGCGGATTTTTTCGAACAGGGTTCCGCCGTCTAATAGAGGCGTCTTCGGCGGAGCAAGCCTTTGAGCCGATGGCGTTTCCGACGCTGAACCCTTTGCTTTGGCGCCCTGTTGCTGCTGGACTTTGGCGGCAATACGAGTTATATGACGGAACCTATGATATCGGCGACTTGCTTGATGCCTTGGAGTATCTGGATGTCAAGGAAGAGAACGAGCGGCGGCATCGCGCCAGTTTAAAGCAAGGAGGCACTGAGTGAGCGGAGTCATTGATGAATATATGGTTCGCCTCGGTGCGAGCATCGACCAGAGTGGTATGAACCGCTTTGCTCAGGCGCTACGTGAAGCTGCTAATGTCTCTGATGTAAGCGCGAAGTCTATAGCCGGTGCCTTCTTCAAGGCGCAGACTGAGATCGTAAGCGGGTTCCTCGCTATCGGTACAGCGGCCCTAACCATGGTAGATAAAGTTGCCATGGCCGACCAGCAGTATCGCATGTTCGCGATGCACATGTTTATTGCTAAGGACGCCGCGCGCAGTCTCAAAATTGGTATGGATGCGCTCGGAGCTTCTCTGGGTGAAATACGTTGGGACCCAACGGGTGAACTCCAGGGCCGTATGAACCAGTTGATTGCCGATCAGCGTGCCATGGCCCCGGCAGGCGATTTCGACGCCCAGATGAAAAAGGTGCGCGACCTTCGGTTCGAGTTCACGCGCATGGACGTCGAGATGCAGTACATGGGCATGAACGTCGTGCAGGCGTTTATGAAGTCGCTTGGCATGGGCCCTGACACTGCACTTATGAAGCTGCGCGAGTTCAACAAGTACATCATCGACAACATGCCGGCTATTTCCGATAAGATTGTGAAGTTATTCGGCCCGGTGTGGAAAGACCTGAAGGACGTATTTGGGGCAACGACGGCAGCGGCAAAAGCGGCCGCAGTGGCATTCACAAACTTGGTTGGTATATTCGACCCATCTGTGCAGAGCACTACGTTCAACTTAGAAAAATTTGCCGCAGCCCTTGTGGACATCGTTCACACCTTTGCAACGTGGGCAGAGAACATCGCAAAGGTTGAAGAAGGCTTGGCGCACTTGACAAGCGCGACAGCTCTTGCCGCACGCGGTAAGTTCGGCGAGGCCGGTAAAGAACTTGGTGCTGCGGGTAATGACGTCACACCGGGCAGCGTGGGAGCAGGCGTAGTACCGGGCATTATCGGCAGTTATGGTGGGTGGAAGCTCTTCAAGTTTGTCGCAAAGAAATTTGGATTTGGAGTAGCCAAGAAGGTCGTGGCAGGGGAGGCTGCCGAAGCTGTAACAGCAAGTGGCTGGGAGAGTGTCGCAGCCGGTGCAGGAATGACAGTCGGCGCCGATGTCACTGCTGGCAGCGTATTAGCGGCCGCTGGCGAGGGCGCTGCTGAAGGCTCCGTTGCAGGACCTTGGGGTGCCATTGGAATGGGCCTGCTTAGCGTCGGCGCTGCGCTGGGCGGTAGCTACGTCCTGTCTAATTTGATGGACAAGGTTTTCGGAACAAAAGGTTCTGGTAACTTAACACAGTCAAGCGCTACTCCAGATCTTATCGCCGCAATGATGAAGCAAGAAAGCGGCGGAAATCAGCAAGCGATTAGTTCTAAAGGCGCCATTGGCGTGATGCAATTAATGCCCGGAACGGCCGCTGCGTTGGGCGTCGATCCGTACAATCGTGAGCAGAATATAGCGGGCGGAACTGAACTTATGAACCGCTTGCTAAAGCAGTACCACGGTAACTTACCAGAAGCACTCGGTGCTTACAACTGGAACCCCCAGGGTATGGATAGGTTTCTAGCCGGCAAAGCCACGATGCCGTCCGAGACTCAGAATTACATTTCAAGTGTTCTACGTAACAAGGGCGCAACGGGAAGCGTGGCGGTAGGTCCGATCACCATAAACATTGCGCACCCTGATGCCGAAACAGCAGCTAACACAGCCATCAATCGCTTGCAGGATATGCAGGGCAAGGCTGTGCAGCGTAACCTAGCCTACCAAGCTGACTTGGCGTACGACTACTAAGAGAGAGAGGAGGCTGACAGGTGGGAAGCGTGGCAGTAGTGCCCGCCGCATGGCGGCCTCCGCAGTGGTCTCAACCGCCGATGGTTCTTATTACAGTGCCGAAGGCGTACGTAACCAGAACTATACATGAAGCGATAACAGGATCGGTTTCTGGAACGGGTACTAATGCGGGTGCTACAGATAACCCATTCACCCTAAGCGTGGGAACGCGCGAGGGGCAACTTCCGCAGTCGTACGTCTTCGACGCGGTCACGGCCGCAGACCACAGTCAGACTCTGACAAAAACAATGCACCCGGTGCAGACCTCCACCGCCATTACAAGCCACGCCTACTTAGAGCCGGCTACCTTGGTGCTGTATGTACTAATGTCAGATGCAGTAGCCGCATATCCAGCCTCTGGGCCTCCATTTTACGTCCAACCGTGGACTGGGTTCCCGTCTAAGAGCGTCTCAGCCTATCAACAAATGCTGACTTTGCAAGCACAGCGTGTGCCGCTCACCGTTACCACCCGGTTGCGAACCTACTACAATATGCTGGTGCTCAATGTAGCTCCTCGCGAGGACGTTAGCACTATTGGCGGAGTTCGATTTCGCGTGGAGTTCAGCCAGATTTACGTTGCAAATGTGCAAGCCACACCAGACAGCGCGCGGCCTAGTGACACTCAGGTAAACGGTCTAGGAACTGTGAATCCTACACCTGTTCCAGTAACTACGAAGGCGCAATTTAGCGCACCTTCCAAAGCGGTGGCAAAGTCAGCACCAGCAGCGGCTCCTGCGGTCAATGTACCGGGTGCGGGGACTTACACCTCTATTGTTGGGCAGTTTATGAACTATGGCACATCGGCAGTCATCAAGATTGGAAGTCTATTCTAATGGCCGACCAGCTTGTTCCACTCACACAGGCCGCTAATCAGACTTTCACCGTACAACTTACCATTGACGGCCAGCCGCTTACATTGAACCTGCTGCTCAGTTATTCTGCCATGGCTGGCTGGTGGCAAATGCAGGTATCAGATGCACAGAACAATGTTCTGATTGGGTCTGTGCCGCTAGTGACGGGCTACTACCCTGCGGCCAATATGCTTGCGCAGTATGGCTATCTAGCTATTGGCAGCGCTTACCTGTTGAATACGAGTAACGATTCGAATGACTACCCCAGTGAGTATGACTTAACCAGCTTCAGTCTTCTATGGAGCGATAC